ACCACCTACAGTTCTATTTAATGATGGTTTATATCGATTTAAATCAATATTAGAAAATAAACTTGATTTTTGACCATCCCCAGTATTTGCAATAAAAATTTGTGATGGGTTTCTAATTGTATTTAACGCTCCGGATATTATCCCACCTGTTAATTGGTTTAAAGAATTTAATATTAAAGAACCTTGTATTGCTGACGCACCAAGAACTAAATTAGGCGTAAAATAATCTCCAGGGATTGGTGATGTTGGATAAAACTCACCGTTCAATCTTACTTTTAAACTTGTTCGATAGGTACTTTGATTTTCTGGGACAGTAATCGCCCAATTTTTATAAATAAAGGGTTGTTTACCAGTCGCTAATAAACTTACTTGATTTGGGTCTAATAATGATTGTAACGTATTTTTACCAACATTGTTACGCAATAATTCAGCATCAGACCTAACTTTAAATAAATCTTGTAAATATTGACCACCTAATTTAGCAATAAACGAATCACTAGATAACGTTCCGTCACTACCATTTGGGTTTTTATTATTAAATATTTCAGAGGAAGTATATGTTGATGGAACAAAACTTGGGGGTCCCCAATAATTTTCATAAAGTTTATTATTGTTTTGAATGTCAGTTATTGTTACCATATTTTGATAACCACCCGTTGGACCATAAACATTTTCATTATATGATAAATCAATAAAGAACTCATTTAATAAGTCCATTTTTGTGTCTTTTGGACTATATTCCCCTTGATTTGAATTAACAGGTAATGGAGCTCCATTATATGTAATGTCAATGTTATAACCATCCTTAGGGCCATATTGATTTAAAGGATATAATTTTTTTGCAAACGGGTCGTCCGTAATATAAGAATCCGGAGAATCGATAACTGGCGAATCAGTAAGAATTGTTTCGTAATTTAAATTTCCAACTGAGGGCGAAAAAACTCCAACAACTTTATAAGCCGCAAGATTTTTCGCCACTAATAAATTCCTAAATGTTTTTGTAGATGCAAAAGATAAAAAACTATTTCCCGGAGAACCAATTGAGTTCTGACCATTTGTTATGCTATTTGGTGTGCCTTCAACCGCCATGTTTTTTTAATAATAAATAGGTTGAATTTAATTTTTTAACTAATTCGACCACCCTCATTTACTACATCTTTTATATTTGTCGCAACAACTTGTTTTAATCCCGTATCATCTTTAAATGCTTGGGTAACCACCTCCACTATTTTTTGATTTAAATCAGGATTAATATTATTGTTTGATGTGTCTACTCTAACTTCTATAACCACTTTATTTTCCTTTGACGAATTATTTGTTTCCGATTTTTTAGAAATGTTTTCCAACTTTTCTGTGGATACTCCTATGCTAGATAACATCTGAATTAAATCACCGTTTCCAAAATCTTTAATATTTGGGATTGTTTCCATTCCATTAGACATAGGATTTAAATTTTTACTTTGACTTAAATCCATTAATCTCATTGGGTCCATTAACCCAGAAGACATTGTCGAAACACCCCCTTTAATCATATTTGCAATATTTTCACCTCCAGTACCCCCAAAAATCGTATCTTCTGGAAAAATATCAAATGTACCATCTTTGGTACTAATAAAATCCTTCGCTTCTTCATTATCTTTAATTAAGAATTTTTTTATAACAGTATCAACACTCTCACCTAATAATTGAAACTTTAGCCCTAATTTGTTAATTATAATGTTAAATGGTTCAGGTAATTTTGTTGATTCTTCCGTTATTTGTTTCCCAGCTCCAACCATATCTAAAATTGATATTGGTAATGTTGTTGGTAATCTACCTAATTCCCCACTTTCCCGTGTTGGAATAAAATTTTCACTAACATTATCTCTGGCTCTTGTAACGTTTCTAGTAGAACCTCCTCCACCAGCTTTAAAAATGTTAGCTATTGACTGAAAAGCCTCTTGAAACATTTTTGAAGAATTTACCGTTGATGACGAAACAGCTCTACCTAACGCTCCACTTACACCAATAGTTCCTAAAGTGGCTTTTATCTTCTCTAATTCTTTTAATTGGTCATCAGCTATAGCTTCTATTGTTTTTGGTGTATTAGCTTCAGTTAATTGTTCTAACATTTTTTCATCAAATTGCCCATTTTTAGTAAATGTTTCCATATATGCATCCATTGAGTAGTCAAGACCCTCAACCGTAATTACAGTATCTCCCATTTTATTTAAATGTGTCAAATTTGTAAATAACGTTTTTTGTTCTTCAGTCGCCAGTTCAGGAAATTTAATACTTGATATTTTTTCCTGTAATTCCGCACTAGACTTAGCCATCTTAAATATTTCTTTATCAGTCATACCTAACTCTGATGCAATAGCCCTAAGTTGTTCTCTACCTCCTGGCATTATTTCCATTTTACCAGTTGTCTCATTTAATTGAGCAAACCCTTTTGCCATCTCACCAATTTGATTTAAAAGTTCCGTAGGGTTATTTTGACTTAAATTCATTAATCTCAGTGGGTCCAATAAATCAGATTGGACAACCCCAAGTCTTTGTAATGCGGCCGCTGTTTCAATTGCGTTTTCCGGACTTAATAATTTATTTGCTAAAGTTAATGTTGATTCCATTCCAACCCTCATTTGAACAGCCATTGCTGCCATTTTTGTTAACCCATCAATTCCACCTTCAAAGGAGAATTTATCCATAGCGTCCATATTGTCAAGCATTTGTTTACTCACTTGAACTCCATTAAGTCCTCTAGCTCTTGCAACATCTAACGCTTTACCCATTTCTTCTGAAACGGACTCTAAACTATATCCGGCGTCGGTAAAAGAGTCGGTTAATTCCTTTGTTGTCTGACCAGTAACTTTAGCGGTGGTTTGTAATTTTCCAAATAACGCATCGTTATATTGAGTATTTTTTCCGGTAGCAACACTTATTTCTGCCATCATGCTTTGAGCGAGTGCCATTGATTCTTGACCGGTATACCCAAGTTTTTGAATACCTTCTACTGAACCGGCAATATTTTTTCTAATATTATCGGATAATTCTGAACCAGCTCCCATGGCCTGAAGCCCTTTTGCAGAATAATCAGAAATTTGTTGAAAAGTCGACTTAAGAGTTTGGGTACTTAACGAGTCCGCAAATTGTTGAAGCATACCTGTTAAGTCTGTTATATTTTTAAACGCTGATAAGTCAAATATAAGTGGTGGTTTTACTTTTGATGCTCCCATTTTAATTATAAATATCTAAAAACTATTTTTGAGTCTCTATTAATTTATTCATTAAAAAAGTTTTTACATATGTAGGCATATTTAAAAAATCAGAATAACTAATATGAAGTAATTTTGCAAAATAAAAATATTGGTTTAATACAACCTCGGTATGATTAGAAGAAAGGCCGAAAAAATTCAACCCCGAAGGTAATATTAATATCTACCATTTCTCCTGACGGGGTTTTAACTGTTCGTTTAAGGTCTAAACCTGGGTTATTGTCATTTAAAAATTTTCTTATATATTTAGAATCCATAATTGGAAGTTTTTCAACATATGTAGAAATAAAAATTTTATCTTCATTACCATTAATACTAACAATTTCTTTATTAAGTCTTAAAGTAATAGACGGAACTGTTCTTCCAACTGGGTATTGATTAATTATTAATTCTAATTCTCTTTGTTCACCATACGACATTAGTTTTAACTTAACAGTGTCCCCACTTCTTGGAAGAACGGTAGTTAAATGTCCATTTTCATCTGGAGTAACTTTAGTTTTTTTAATGTTTAACTCATCTAAAAAAATTGAAGTTTCAAATTTTTTATTTGTTTTTGTGTCGGTTATTGAAAAAGAATATTCATGCCCAAATGAGGTATTTCTTAAAAAAATCAATATTGCTTCAATATCCCCATCTAAAAGTTCTTCAACTTTTAATTCTGGTTCATAAAGTTTATTTCTTATTAATGTTGATATTATGTTAGACGATGGGTTAGATAATGCCGACGCAATTATATTTTCATCTGAAGCGGTTAAATAACCAACTTTAACTACCTTTTTTTTTGATTTATAATAAACCCCGCCTGACGGTAATGTTACCAAATCGTGGGGTAAATTCATATTTTGCGTTCCCGCATTAATTAATTCTTGGTCCATCTTTTTATTTTAAAAATAAAGCTTTAAATAAATTAATCAATCTTTTTATTAACTTTTTTTACTTTTTTTTTATGTCTATTTTTAAATTCTTTTTCAGTTTCAAAAATTTTTCCACAATTTGTGCAAGTGTATCCTGTGTTTATATTTGTTTCCATTTTTTTGGTTTTGTATTAAAATTTAATTTTTATTGTAAAAAAATCCATATAGTTTAATATATGGATTTTAAATTTGAGGGTAAAGGTTATGTAAAATAATTAGTAAACTAATATACAACGGTCCATTCTTATTTCAGTAGTAATTGTTGCTAATTTATCAGAATCATACCCAAGGGCTCCAAAATCAGCACTAGTTAAAAAACAACCTTCTAGAATCCATTTTTCAACTACAACACCTGTTGGGTCCAACATTTCAAGGTCAACATTTTTCTTGTATCCAGCTGCGTATCCCATACGACCTGTAACAGATTCGGCACATAACCTAACCCATTCCATTAACGCTTGAGACGCTGAAGGACCTATAGGGTCTCTAAACGTAACCGAAATTGGTGACCATTCAAATCTACCTGCAACATAAGTTGAGGTATTTAAAAAAGGAATTGGGGTTGAGGCAATTTTTATGCTAGGTCTTTTTGCTGATTCAACAAACCATTCGTTTATACCTAACGTTGAAGGGAAACGCATAATAAACCTGTTAGCTCTTTTTGGTTCATACGGTATGGGCATTTTCATTAATAAATCGGCCATGTTATTTTGTTTTAATTGTTTTTATTTCTTTTATTATAAATATACGGTTATAAAATTTTTCTATTTACTTTTGTTTTTTATTTTTTATCATAACAATATAAAATTACTGCAGTTTTTTAATTCCGCCATAAGTAGAATATGTTTTAAGATTATTTTTTGGGTTTTTATCAAAATGTCCTTTTATTTTTTCTACATTTTTTAAATCATCATCAGAAAAACCAATCATAGGTTCTCTTTCCATAAAAGAATTATTAACTTTTGTTATAAGTCCTCCATTTTTAATTAATTCTTTTAAATTACCAACATTATTTTTTACATATTGTAAAAATTCAGTTAAAGCTTCAATTTTACCTTGTTCTGGGGAAGACGCTTGATTTGAACCAAAACTAACTGGATAAAATTTACAAAGATTTAAATATTCATTAACTAATTGTTCTTTAGTTTCATTTTTATTAATTGGTTCATTAGCAAGTTTTTTAAATTTTATAATGTTTTTTACCACTTCATCAGAATTAATTCCGTTATGATTTGACATTATATACATATAAACACCCTTTTTAAGGGTATTTGGGTTATGTCCTCTTGCGGTTACTATTGAAAAAATTGAAGCGTGGTTAATAGCTTCTTTAAAATCTTCCCAAGCCGGACCTTCTTTAGCCTTTAAAACATCTTTTAAAAACTTAGAATCCCCTGAACTTGAAAATTTCTAAACGAATTGTCAGCAAATTCAACAATTTCTTGTCCCTCATACATAAATGGAACTTTACCTATTTTACTTCGATATGTTGCAAAATCTTCAGTTGACATTCCAACTTCATCACCTTTTGAATTTTTTAGTATAATTTCGGTGGGCATTGTTACAATATTATCATCCCAATCAAATGAGTAATATTTTAAACTTGGTAGTCCTTCTTTATCAAAATTTTCATCTATTAAAAATTTAAAATTTTGATATTGTTTGTTTGTTAATTTAAAGTTCATAATGGCTAATTAAAAAACAAGTTGACATTACATCAACTTGTTTTTATTAAAATTTATATATTCTCAAACGATGCTCCAGTTGGAGTAATGTAAAAGGTTATGTCAATAAATTCAAGTGACTTAGTTGGTTTGATATAAATCTTACCAGTCAATTGATTTCTATCTAAATCAGCTGCGTCTGAAGAAACTGTTACACGAAAATCGTATAAACCTCTATCTCTTCTAATCGCGTCTAAAATTGGATTAACCGCGTCTAAGAAATCTTGTCTTACTTTAGCGTCATTTTGTTCAAATAATAATCTAACAGAAACTGCTGATATTAATTTACGAGCTTGTAATAACAATCTTCTTACGTTTATTCTATCAAGTGCTGATTCTCTAATTTGTAAAGTTTTATTTCCCCAAATAACAGTTCCAACATCAGAAAAAGTTGCAATTGGATTAATTCTACCTTTATATAAAGTATCTCTATCCTCTTGTGTTAATTTTTTTCTTGCTTTGATAGCGTTTACTAAACCACGTGTATAACCAGCCGCTGCGAACCAAGGGAACGCAATGTTATCGGTTAATGCTAAGTTTCTTGTAACCTCAGCGGTAGGTGGTAGGTAAATTTGAGTGTTATTAACACTATCTCTAGTTAAAACCCAAGGGTAATAAGTAGCGGTATAGTTAGAGTCAATTCCAGTACCTTCTAAATTATCTACCGATTCTTGTGGGTAAATAATATCAGTTGGTTCTCCAACTGTTGGTGTAAATAGATTATAATCCGGTGTGGTACAAATATATAATGAATCTGCTCTATCGAATTCAATCATTTGGATTGCTCCTTCAACTAAATCAGAATTATTTAAATAATCAATACCAGGGGTCACAAATAAATTAATATTAACAGCCTCAGGATTAGAAAATGTGTTTATACCTAAAAGATAAGCGTAATAGTCAGTATTACCGTATTCAATTGTGTTGTCACCAACAGTAATTTGTTTAAACGCTCCCCAACCTGTCGCTGTAGGATATTTAATTGATGGACAAGCTCCTTTTAAATAACCACTTCTTCCTAAAACAAAATTATCAGAGTTAGTTCTATATTCTCTGTAAATATCCCAACCGTCAAAACCACCTATACAAAGTAAAGTGAATTTACGTGAGAATAATCTATAATATTGGTTTGACTCACTTTCAGGGTCTGTTGTAAAAGGTGAAGCTCCAACAAAAAACAAAGGTGTTCCACTTGTAGTGTAATTACTAGATATTGTTAACGCACTTGCGTTAACGTCCATATGGTAACCTCTTGTTTTATAAGCCCAATCGTCACCAGTACTATCCGAACAAACACTAAGAGGTAATTGTTTACCTTTGTATTGTAAAAAATCAGTATCAACTCCAACTGAATCAGAAATACCTAAATAAGTTCTTCTTACTTTATCACCGTTACTTCTAATTGCGTCATCAGCTCCTGACGACAAACCAAATGGTGGATTGTAAACTACTTCCCCAGGAAAATCATATTTTGTTTTATAAACTGGAAATGGAGGTCTTACACCAGCATATTCTCTATATTGAAAACCTTCAAATCCACAAGGTAACGCGTCAACCGGAGCATCATCATTCATTTCAACCATCACTAATTTAGAGTTTAATGTGTATTCTCCGTTTTTAGTTCCTATTTTCTTTCCAATAAATCCGTTATCGTTTGGATTCATATTACAGTTTGTGAATTTTTCTAACACGACTGGTGCTTCATCACTATCAAAGAAATCTCTAATTAAAACGTCAAAATTACCATTACCAAATGAAATGTTCGCTATTGAAATTTTAATTTCAGTGTTAGCAGTATTACCGTCAGCAATTGTTGTAAATTTAAATAAATTAGAAACTTTATTTCCTCTTAATTCAGAAACTACCCAAGGTGACGTTGGTGATTGGTATTGTTCTAAATACCAACCAATACTTGTTGGGTCAGAACCTTGTCTTGCGTCTGGTAAATAAGTTAAATTAGAACTTACTCCTCTAATATAACCTTTTCTATAACCATAAGTTAATAACGCTCCAAATTGTTCTTCAACAAATAAAGGTACCGTAGTTCTTGGTTTTGAAAAATTAGAACCTCCAAAAACTTTTGATATGAAATTAACATCAGAAATTTGAAAAGATGTTTCAAAAAATAAATCATTTCCGTTTTTATCAGTAATATTAACACCAAAAGTTGAAAAAGGATTTTTAGATGCTCCAGAATAAGAACCTGAAAAATCTAATGTCATGTTAGTTTCACCAGTAACTTGATAAACAGCTCCAGTATCGGTAGCGTAAGTTGCCAACCCTCTTGACCTCATTGTTGCGATAACTAAATCATCGTAATTTAAATAAGGGGTTCCTGAATAAATGTAAATTGTACCATTAACAGTTCCGCTAAAGTTAGTAATTATTGTTCCGTTAGAATTATTTCCGGTGTTACCTGTCACACAAGGATTACAAGGGTCACTAATTTCAATATTAACTGTAAAAGTTTCAGTGACCGTAGTATCTTCTGATACTAAAACGTATGTTTTTGTTAAACCGGTAAAATTAACAGTACTTCCTGTAGAGTATTGTGTTACAGAATTAAGAGTAACTCCCGTTGTACAAGCACTAAATGTAACCGTTAAAGCAGATAAATCATTAGTAGTTGTTGCCGAAGGAAGACAAAGTGATATTGTATTTGTAGTGTAATTAACACTACCGCTATGTGTACTACCACTAAGAGCGGATGACGCTCCACTAACCGAAAACGAATAAAACGTAGCACAATTTGATGATGTAGATGTTTGAGTTAAACCTGTAATATAATTATAAAACGAATAACCACTATATGTACCATTACCATTATTATCAAATAATGCATAGTACCAAGGGTCGTTATTTGGGTCGTTAAAATCAGCATTACCTGAATTAACGTAATCTAAATTAAAAACATTTGTTGATGCGGTATAACCACTTAATGAATTATAATCCACTTGAGGTATTACTCCAAAATATTTTATAGAATAGTTCTCAGTATTGCTATTAGATATTACACCATAAATTTGATTTTTTAAATCTGAACTTAATGTTGTTGTTGAACCGTTAAATTGTTGGTAAGTGGAATTTAAGTCTTCGTTTAATAACCAAGGAAATGTTTCTGTAAAATCTACCGAAGTAACATTATCATTATTTCCTGTAAAAGAAACTGAATAAGCGTATTCTTCATATTCAACACAAGTTTCTACACAATCAACTGTTGATGAACTAAAACAGTTTTGACCAACAGTAGTTGTATCAACGTTTGCAACAGTTGTTATGCTCCAAGATGGGCCGGCATCATAACCAGATAAACCCAAAACTCTAGTAACAAATAATTGGTTTGATTGTTGTAAATAAGATTTTGCTATATAAGCCGCCTCATATTTAGGGATTTGTGTGTTTATGAATTTTTCGGCGGATGTTCCACCAAAATACGTTGAAAATTCATCAAAATTTGTGATGAAAATAGGTTCAAAAGCGGGACCTTTTAATGTCTCACCAACAATACCTAAAGTTGTAACGCCAACACTTTGCGCAACAAAACTCAAATCAACTTCCGAGGTATATACTCCCGGGGATACGAATACTTTATTTGCCATTATTAATTTTTTTTAATTAGTTATTTATTTTCTAATAAATATTTCATTAAATAGCAAAAAACTTGACTTTATGATAAGTATTAATAAATTAGGTAGACTTTTTTCTGCCTTTTTTATCTTACCTTGCAAAACGAGTCAAAAATAAAGAATCTTAAAATTTCAAAAGAGGCACATGAAGTTTTAAAAACATATTGCAACAAAAAAGGAATTAAAATTTATAGATTTATTGAAAAATTAATTTTAGAAAAATGTAAAAGTAAAAAAGATATTTATGGGGATACTTTAGATTAAAGTGTTTTCGTATAAAATTTTAGATTCTAAACCACCATTTGTTTTTATAATAACAATTCTTAAAATGTCGTTATTATTTATTTGTATCTCAATTAAATCGGACCCATAATAATTGTTGTTAATATACACATCAAAACTACTAATATTAATTTTTGATTTTATTGAAATATTTGTATTGTAATTATAGACTTGAGTTATAGTACTATTACCAATAATAAACAATATTTCTTTTGGTCCTACTATTACATCTTCTTTGTCTTTTTTACGATTAATAATTTTTCGATTATCTAACTCAAGTACTTTAAGAATCCTAGTGATTGCTGGGGAAACCTCAAATTCGTTTTCGTCTATTAAAAACCCCAACATTGTGAATTCATAACTTTGAATATAATACTTTCTTTTTTCAAGACCAGATTCAGACTCATCTGTTATGTTCCCCATAACAATTGGAATATAATGTCCTTTAATTTCAGCGTAGGCTTGTCTTGACGAAAACTTTTCTAAAACATTCTTATTAAAAGAATTAATTTCTCTCATTCTATTACATATTATTTTAACAGAATAAGTTATATCGACAGGAACTGGTTGTGGTATTTTATATACGTCCATACCATTTCGTGTGCCATCCCAAGTAGGAACCTGAGCGTAAAAAAATTGTTTTCGATTAGGTATTGTGTAAAGTAGAGATGGATTTGTTCCGTATTTAACTTCTGGTATTCTAACTATAGTTATAAAAGGAGGTTCAACATTTTTATCAATATTTTGTAAATCCCAAGTTTCGGTAAATTGAGCCCAATTTTGAGTTGTTATTAAGATATCAACCGTTGGAATAATTTTACCATTAACAATTGTTTTAAGTTCATTTTTTACAAAAGATAAAAACCCCCCATCTAAATCCGCATGTAATAAAGATTTTGGAAGGTAAGTTCCGTCCATATTAATTTTTTCAACTAATTCTTCTCGTCTAGAAAATAACGTTCTTTGATTAGTTAAAGGTATATTTTTTTTTATTTTACTTGGTAACGCCATTACATATCTTTTTTAACCCAATTATAAAATAATTCAGATATTTCTTTTGGGTTTGTTATATTTTCATTTTTTAACATCATTCTAACTTGACTAATTAACCCAACAAAATGTTCTGGTGGTACATTTTTATAAAAACCCTCAAAATTTGCTTCGTTTGGTTTAATTATTCCAAATTTAACAAATTCTCTTAATTTTCTTTTTGCAAATTCATCGGCAACGGTTTCTATTTTTTTCATAAAAATTGCGGCTTCAATCAAACTAATATTACCTAAATAGCACTCATACATTTTTTCAGCACCGTATTTTTTAAATTGATATTGATGAGCGATTTCGTGAAATAATATAAATAAAAAATTTGGTAAACTATTGTTAAATATCGTTGAATTTAATATTACCCTATCATCTAAAGAAACTCCCATCCCCATTTTTAATGGTTCAACTGTTATCTTTTGACATTCAGAATTTTCTATAAATTTATTTATTTTTTCAATTTGGGTATCATCAATATTAAAATTATCTTTAATTTGTGACAAAAAAATGTCAATACCTAAAGTTTCTTCGGTAATTAAATTATATTGTATTTTATTAATTTTATATCTCATAAAAATCTATATTCAA